CGACCGTTGCTGCATTCCGGCGATCGTCCAGGGACCGACCGTCGTCCATTCATTGCTGGTCTCGAGACGCGCCTCGACGGCGAATTCGATCGCCCATGGACCCTGTTGGTTGACGGTCTGGCCGTTGACGCTCTGTTCCGAGTAGGCAATGAGCCCGCCGGGAAAGGTATGATCGATCTGAATCTTGCTCGCCGCAGCCGCCGAATATCGAGAGTCCGCCCCGAATTGCGAGGCGTGCCCGGATGTCAATTCGACGCTGACGTTCTCTTCGATGACCTGCGTCGGATAGATCGTGATCGGGTCGTCGGCTTCGTATCCCTCGCGAAGCTCGGTCGTGATCTCCTTGTATTTGTCGAGTGGCGTCGATCCGATGCGCGGTTCCGACAAATCGAGCGGGCCATATCCGATGGCGTAGCGTGAGACGCCGTGGTTTTCGCCGTTGTAGACCTTGCGATAAGGCAGGGCGCCGTGTGGTGGAGAGACTCGGATTTCGCCGAGAAGAAATGGCACGGCCCCGTCAGGATTGATCGGATTCGACCACCCCGAAATCGCATAAGTCGGGCTATTCGCGGCGCCGCTCGACGATTGTTGCGGGCGAACCGGGACGAGCGCGTTGAAGAGGAAGCTCGCCGCCGCACCAAACGCGGAAGCGGTCAGAGAGGTAGCCGCTGTCAGCGCGGCGCCCGTCAGCCCCATGCCAGCAGCGCCGAATACCAGCGGGGCGACATAGAACTGCCCGAGCGCTGTCGCGGCGATCGTCGCCGAGAGCAACAGGACCGTGCGAAGCAGGCCCGACTTCCCGGGAATGACCCGGATCATGACCGCGCCCGGCGCCGGCCGGCAGGTCTCCCATTCCGCCGCCTCGACGAGCCGCCCCTCGACGATGACCCGGATCACGACATGCTCGGCGACGAGCAACTCGGCAGGCACCATGTCGGCGACGAGCGCCGCGACCGTCACACCCTCGGGATAGACCCGGCGCTCCCGCCGCTCGTAATCGACCCACGGCATGGCAATGGCCGTGACGACGCGCTCCGCAGGCGGCTGGACGCGCTGAAGCGCGGGAAGGCGCTCGCTCATCGTCAACCCTTCCGAAGCGCTCTGTGGCGCTGGAAACCGACCAAGCGATGCTTCCACAACCCCGAGCGATACGTCGTCAGCGCCGAGAGACCTCCCTGCATCTGGTGCAGGACGATTCCGGGCTTCGTCACGATCCCGACGTGGCTCGCCAGGCGCGAGGCTCCACGGAACAGCGCGATGTCGTAGGCGCCCTCGCTGCCGGGCTCGACGGGCGCCCACGGCCCGACGTCACGCGCGCCGGCGATGAGAGCGGCGATCTCCTCGGTCTCGTCCGCGGTCGCGTAGCTCTCGGTGTACGAGGGCAGGGCGATTCCGAGGCAGTCTCGGTAGACCAGGCGGCACAAGCCCCAGCAGTCGCATCCGTCGCGCCCGCCGCCGCGCGGCGACCACGGAATCCCGACATAGGCGTCCGTCCAATGCGCGAGCGCTCTCATTTGTGGAGCCCCGGCGCATGGCGCTTGCTCATCCGATGCGCCGGGACCGGCTCGTCATAGTCGACCGCCTGCAGGTCCAGCGTCAGCACGCCGGCCTGCCACGTCGCCGACGCCACCTCGATCTCGTCATGCAGCCCGTCCTCGATCGTGTCCGGGCTCGACGCGAGCACGATGTCGAAGTCGACCGTCGGATGGTCGATGAGGACCTTCGCCGCGCGCCGCAGCGAGCCGAGAATGTCGACGACCGCGAGCCGGCCGGTCGGCGCCCCGCTCTCCGGATCGTCCGGGAGCGCGTAGCTCTGAATCAGGTGCACATAGTCGTGCCCGCCGCTGCGGACGCCCATGACAAAGGGGTCTACCGATATCGTCGTCAGCGCGTGGCTCGACAGCCGGATCGGCTCCTCGAGGTCCGCATGCGTGATCGTCACGAGCAAAACGGCGATTTCGTCCGTCGCCTCGGCCTGTAGGGCCCGGCGCATCGGGAAGGACAGCCATCGCATCGCAGCGCTATCCGGTCGGCAGGATTTCGAGCTGCATCGTGATCCGGAACCGGACGCCGAACGGCTCGACGCGCGGCTCCTGATCGAGCGCGAAGCGGACCAGCCATTTCGCGACGACGATCAAGGGCTGATCCTGTTCATCGAGGATGGGCTCGCCGGACTCGTCGAGCAGTGGCTGACCATCGAAGAGTTGATTCGAGATGTTGAAGGGTAAGACCCCTTTCGTCTCTTCGAGCCAGAACCGTTCGAACCTCGCGACCAATTCACGCTCGACGGCGAAGACGACATCGATACGGTGGAAACCATTCCCTTTGGGCCGCGATATGGTGAAGCCAGAATCAGTCGCAACAGACTCGCGACCACCGGCGAACGTGTAGAGATATCCGTCGCGCAGGGAGAACTGCGGCAGCTCGGACGGCCAATACAGGACGGCCATGTCGGATCAGCGGGCGCCGGGCTTCGGGAAGGGCAGAACGGTTTGGCTGTCCGATTGCGAGCGCCGCGCGAACGGTTGTTTTCTTTGCAGCGACACGATGAGTCGGCCGCCCCCATTGGCGAGCCATTCCGCGATCAGCCGAATTGAAAACAGCGCGCCCTCGTGGCGACTCTCGCGCGGCGGCTGAAGCCTGTCGCCCGCGTGCCCATGCTGATCGAAGTAGGTTTGCAGGCTGCGCCGAACGAGCGAGATTCCGTTCCCGCGCCCCTTGCGGGCCACGCGAAGATCGAAGAACCCCGCCGATTCCGACCTCTTCGTTCCGTTGAGCAGGTCATAGACGGACAGATGCGTCACGGCGGACACGTGGTCGTCTCTGCGGAACGCCTCTTCCGCGATATCGCGCATGATCGCCGCGTCGCGTTCGGCGTCGGCGGCGTCGAGACGGCGTTTGAGGTCGCGAAGCTGTTCGTCTTGCGAACGCAGGTGAGCGCCGAAGTCGCGAAGGGCGATGGCGTTCTCTTTGGTCGCCTCGATGAGGGCCGCGATCATCGCCGGGTCGACTCCGCCGCCACGAAGTTCGGCTTCCATCCGGTTGAACGCCTCGATGTATTTCAGCTTCCAGCGAAGGGCCTTCTCGCCGGTGAACCCCATGGCGAGCAGCGTGAAGCCGTCGCGCGTCATCTCGAACGAGCGGACGACGCGGTTCGCGCCTTCGTGGAAGGCATTGACCTCGCGGAACAGAGCCACCGGATTTTCGATGACTTTTGTTTTCAGAAGGTTGTCGATAGCCTCATTGACGTGTTCGTTCTTCTTCCCGAACGCCTCGGCGACCGTCCGGCTGTTCGCCAGAACCGCGCCGTCGCGCACGAAAAGCATCGGGAAGCCGTCTTTCATGTCGTGTTCCATTTCCAGTCTCCATCGGCGCCGGCCTGACAGGCCCAGAGCGCATGGGGTCGCAATGCGACGCCGGGCCGATGAAGCTCGGTGCCGCGCTCAATCCCCCCTGTCAGAGGGGGAAGCTCTTGGATTTCAGGTGATTGGCTGCGCAGAGTAGAAGTACGGACGCGCGCCCCACTCGACGCAGAGTCGAGAGCTGATAGAGGTGAGTCTGTTCTCAGAGAGGAGATTTCAGATGCGAAACGTCGCTATCGTCGCCGCCGCTTTGTCGCTGTCCGCGTGCGTCTCGACGCAAACCGCGATGACGGGGCCTTCTACCGCGCACGTCGAGGTGTCCGCCGGCGGGCTGCTCTACCAGGATCAAGCGCTACCGACTTTCCTCGCCAAGGCCGCCGAGGTGACCGCCGCGAACGGCAAGAAATGCTTCGATGTCACCGGCCAGAAGACATCCGATAGGCTTGAAGCGAAGCCCTTCGTCTATCCAACCAGAGCCTACTCCGGCGATATTCAGATGCGCGACACCTGCGACGAGCGCTCCTACAACGTCGCGACGTTGCTCGCGCCGAAGTGAGTCAGCGCGGCTTCGGCACGGGGCGAACGCCGAAGCGGTCTCCCATCGCTCTGTCGAGCGAACCGCGGCTCATGATGCCGGCCAAGTCGATATGAACCTTCGGGGCGTCGCTGCGGCGGGCCGCCTCGACTTCGACCAGTCTCTCGACCGCCGTCGTCAGCCGGTCGAGTTTCTCGATCAGCTCGTCGAGCTTGGTCTGTCCGATTTCCTTTTTCGCGCACATGTTCGCTCTCCTCAAAAATCTATCGCGCCCTCGGCAGCGCGCGGGACCCGTAGCGAGCCATCGGCGCGTCAAACGCGCCCTGCGCCATGCGTGACGCGATGTGCTTCTCGAACGATTTCAGCAGGACATTCACGTTGAGGCTGCCGTCGCTGCGCTTCGACTTTTCGACCTTCGTTCCCTCGGGAGCGCCGATGAGGTTCACATGCACGTCGCCGCCGCCCGCCGCCGCCGGCGCCTGCCCGCCGCCAGCCGACACCGCGCCGGCGAATCTCGCCATGTTCCGCGCATAGTCGATCGACGCCGCGTTCGGCATGACCTGCGATCCGCGCGGCAGGTTGAGCAGCTCGGGCCCGCGCTCGCCAACCCACGTCAGGCCGCCGCGCCAGTTGTCCGTGCCGGAAGCGTTCTGGCCGATGTTGAAGAACGCGCCGATGTCGTCGAGAAAGTTGGTCTCCTGGAACGGCCCGACCGCGCCCGGCGCCTGCCCGGAGAAATTGTCGGACTTGAAGAGGCCGCCGACCATATCGAGCAAGCCGCCGCCGCCCGATCCGCCGGGGACGCCGCCGCCGCCATTGACGTTCACGACGGCGGCATTGACGTCCATCTGCGCCGTCGTGCGGTCGCCGCCGAGCAGATCGCCGAATATCCCGCCGAGCAGCCCGCCGTTCGTCGAGCCCATCTTTCCGAGCAGCGACTCCCCGAGCCGACTTACCTGCAGATCGATGACGCGATCGAGCGTCGACGATAGCGACTGCTCGATTGCAGCGCCGACGTCCTGTCCATGCGCCAGCGCCTTCAGCCCGCCGCCGAGAGTCCCGGAAAAGGCGCCGCGAACGGTGTCGAGATTTTCCTTGTAGCGGTTCTCTACCTCGTTCGCTTTTCGGAGCTGCGCCTGATAGTCCGCCCACGCCTTGGCGTTCTCTTCGATCCGGCGCTTCTGTTCCGGCAAGATGTTCCCGGTCTGCCGGATCGCCTCGTTCATGAGTTCCTGGCGCTTCGTCGCTTCGTCGACGGCGCGCTCGTCCATGCCGAGCGTTGCTATCCGCGCGTCGAGGGCGTCGCGGCTAAGACGGATCGCCTTGGCGAAGTCTTCTTGCGGCTTGATGCGTGCGGTGTAATCGGCCTCCGCGTCTTGCTTGTCGAACGCCGCGTTCGCTTGCGCGCGAAGATTGTCGTTCGCGCCACGAGAAACCTCGAGCCGGCGGGCGCCGTCGAGCTTCTTCAGCCCCTCCCACGCGCCGAGTCCCTGCGTCTTGTAAATCCAATCCGCCATGGCGCGCTGGTTCTCGGGGGAGAACATATCTGATCCGCCGAGCCCGAGCGCGCGCATCGCATCGCGCTGCGTCGTGTTCGTGATCTGGAACGCGCCCTTGGCGCTCGAATTGAGCCCCTGAGCGCGTCGGACCTGATCGCCCCATGCGAGACTTTCCGCCATCGTCATATCGACGAGCGGCTTCGGAGATCGCATGTAGCCGAGCGATGTATTGTAGGGGTCGCCGTATTTCGCGGTCCCCTCTGCATTGATGATGGCGTCGTATGGCGCGTGCGCCTGCCGCCATTCCGAGAGCGGGATCAAGCGGCCGATCTTGCCGTCCGCTCTCCCTCCGGCCGCAGCGGCCAGCCCGTTGAGCGCATCCGCGACGTTACGCGCCGCCGTCGCGGCCGTGCCGAACTCGCGCGCCATCGGAGTCGCCGCGTTCGGCACATTTTCTCGCAGGAAGTCACGCCGCGCGAATTCGATCTCCAACTTCCTGCGTTCGAGCGGATTCGACGCGCGGGCGAGCGCCAGGCTGTCGCTCGATGTCCGCCCCAGGTCCTCGACCTTCCGCGCGCTCTCGGCGAGCAGCTTCGCGCGTTCCGACTCGGCAGCGATACCAGCCTTTACCGCGTCGTGGGTCTCCCGCAGCGTCGTGACGCGGGCACGCTCTACCGCGACGGCCTCGCGCTCCGCATAGGTGCGCGCCAGGATAGAGCGCGTCGCGAAGGCCGAGTCCTCACGAAGGCGATTCAGATCGCGGGTCCGCTCCGCATCGATGTCCGCCTGCGCCTTCTTCGCATTCTCGGCCGATCTGCGGATGTCGCCGAAAACGTCCGAAAACGACCTCGGCCCGCCGGTGATCCGGCGATTCAGAAGCGCGCCGCTCTCCGAGAACTCCTTCGCGCCGAGTGTGAAGAAGTCGGACAGCCTCTTCGACATGCCGTCGAGCAGCTTCTGCCATGCCGTCGTCGGATCGCGCATCCGATCGAGGGATTTCGCCAGTTCCGACAACAGCAGCCGAGTCGCGCCGGCCTTGTCGCCTACAGCCGCCAGTTCCTTGATGTGCTCTCGTTCCGCGAAGGACACGACGCCGTATTTCTTCGCCAGCTCGTCCGCGCCCCGAGCCGGGTCCGCGAGCGCCGACGCCAGTTCCTTCGACGCATCCTCGAGAGATAGGCCGAGCCGGCGGGAGAAGTCGCGCGTCAGCCCGATCGCGCCGCCGACGCCGGCCCCCGACACGCCGGCGCCGAGATACTGACCGGCGAGCCCCTGCGCAGACGCGATCGATAGGCCGGCGCGATCGGCCGCCCCGATCGCCACACGGTTCGCCTGCGCGACCGTGAAACCGCTGGCGCGCCCGAGACCGTTGAGGGAGACCGACAGAGCGTCGCTCGCCGCCTTCCACTGGTAGAGCGCATAAGCGGCCGATGCCGAGCCGGCGACAAGAAGGCTGACCGGATTGAGGACGTAGCGAGCAATCGTCCCCGCGAAATCCTTCATCGCCGCGCCGGCGCCGCCCGGGCTCGATGAGAAGATGTCCGCGATCTGCGAGCCCTGTTGCACCAGCACGGTGAGTGGAGCCTGTCCGCCGGCGAGAGAGACCCCGACGTCCTGCATCTGCCGCGACAGGTTGATCCATTCGTGGCGGGCGAGGCCGACAGAGCGAGAATGCTCTTCGAGAGGCGCCTTGACGCCACGCAGCGTGTTCACCTGGGCCGCGAAAGAGGCCTTCGTTCGATCGATTGCCGCGGCAGACTCGGCGCGCGACAGCGCTCCAGACTTTTCAGCGCTGCGGATTTCGGCGAGAGCCGACAGGTATTGCCGCTGCGCCGCGTAGAGCGGAGAATATTTCGCGCGGAGATCGTCGAGCGTCTTTCCGTAAGCCGCGATGTCAGCGGCTCTCGACGCCGCCGCAGCGCGATTGTCGTTGACGCCGGCGAACGCATCGGCGCGCATCTGCATCGTCGTCTTCGATGCAGGATTGTTGACGAGATTCGCGGCCTCGTTCGAAAATCTCCGCGCCTCTTCCGCCGCACGACGGAACTGCGCTTGCGCGGCGGCGCCGATCTGGTCGAGGGTGCGGAGAATCTGGTCGCCGCCTTGAGATGTCAGGCGAATCGAGACCTGTTCACTTGGCATCGCGTGACGTGTCCATCTCTTCGGCTGCCTGCATCAATCCGTCCTCGGCGCAGGCGAGGAAGAATCCGAAATCGTCATGATCGGCGTCGCGCGGCTCGAAGGCGAAGGCGGCCGGATAGTCGAGCCCGACGAACGCGCCGACCATCCCGGCGCGCTTCCAGCAGCCCGGACGCATCGCCGCGTCGAGCGCGGAGCGCGCTGGTGCGGTCAGGACGCCATGCTCTCGTTCTGGACAGAGGCGCCCGTCGTCGCCGCGCTGCCCCCGAGCGCACGGGAGCCCGAGATTGCGGCAGGATCGACAATAGGCGGCGCCGCCGGAGGCCCGCCAGTGGGCGAGTTCCCGGACCCGTTTCCCAAGAGCGTCCGCTCATGCAGGCCGAGCCGGGCGAGACGCCGAAAGGCGTTGAAGATTCCGGTCTCCCGAAACAGAGCCGAGAACAGGACGCGGCTTCCTGACGTCTGCGGTGCGCCGTCCATCTCGATATTCTCGAGGCCGGACACGATCTGCATCGCCAGCTCGACTTCGGTCAAGAAATCGACCATCCCAATTCGGCGTTGCTCCGAGAGCACCGCATCGGCGGGCATGTCGACGAAATACGTCGACGCCGCTTCGGCGCCGGATTCGATCGCCGCCGCGATGCGAACTGCCTCGCCCTCGGCCGCGATGACATCGAGCGCGTCCGCCTTGCGCAGCAACAGCGCGGCGTCTCCGCCGAGGTCGAGGCGCAACGGCGATACAGGCTTCTTCGTCGAGATTTTCAGCATGGTCAGTAGCTCGCGATCTGGTTCTTCAGGGTGACGGCGAGCATCGCGGCGGCGGCCGTCTGCGATGCTTGGAAGGAAAATGTCCGCTGAATCCCGCCGGGCCCGTCGACAGGCGCGCCGGCCGGCTCCAGGTAGGCGTTGCCGGCGATGAAGGAGAGTGAGTTGTTCGCGCCCTTCGACCACAGGAACTCGAGCTTCTTCGCCGTCTTGGCGTCGGCGACGGCCTCAAGCGTCTGGCCTCCCGTCGACGGATATCGGGCCCGGAATTCTCCGGTCAGCTTGGCGTCGTTCGCGATGACGACCGCCGAGGCGAACTCGTCTCCGTCGCAGTAGCGATCGACGGCTATTCCGCTCTCGAAATTGAGACGCATCGACATGATGGAGCCGGCTGCAACATCGTCGATGAGAAGAGAGCCGAGAGTCGCGGCCAGAGCGTCGAGCGCGGCGATCGAAGCCGGTGTGCCGGCGCCCGTGCTCGAAAGCAGCGTGCGCTTCTTCCCGATCAGCGATACCGTCGCGCGCTGCTGGCCGGGTTGATCCGAAATATCCATGGACATTCGAAGCGCGCCGACGCCGACGAATTGATGGAAGTCGGACGCCGCGTTCTTCATCTCGATCGTTCGCGTCGGCAGTTGCGCGGCGCCGGACGAGAATGCGTGCGTATAGTTCGTCGTGCCCGTCGTCGTCGGCGCGCCGAGAAGGAGCTTCAGCCAATAGCCGATATGAGCGAGATCGGCGGGGACGACGATATCTCCGGCGACGTCTGGGAGCCCCTGGTGCGGCTCCGTCGAATCGTTGCTGTTGTGGAGATTCCCGCCGATGAGCGGATCATCCTCGAGCGGGCGCGCCTGCCGCAGATTGTGGGTGTAATAGACGGTCGGCTTATATCCGGACGCGGGAGCGACGCCGAAATTCGCTTCGTCGGCAAACAGAAACTCCGTCGTCCGACCCTTCACAATAGGTGTCGTCGCCATGTCTGATTACTCCGAGATGATGAGGATGTTCGGGTAGGCGATGGCGATGTCCGCGTCGGTCGCGGCTCGCGCCGACTCCGCGGCAATCATCGCGTCGGCTTGAGCCTCCGAGAGGCCGAGCACCTGACCGCGCCGATATCCGGGTTCGACGTCCTGAAGCAGCACGACGTAGGTCGGTTCTTCGGGTGGATCGGGCGGCGGATCGGGGTCCGGAGGCACAGACGGGAGCGCCACCAGCAAGGGTGTTTCGGTCATTGCGGGGTCCTTGGGGGAGGGGATCAGAAGGGGCGTCGGCTCTGGAATTCGAGCGTGACGATGATGCGCGCGGTCTTCGCTGGGCGCGCCCCGGCGACTTCCAACCCGCGCTCGGGGGGTATGCGCATGTCAGCCATCTCGACGGCGCCGGAGAGCGTCCGGTCAGCCTCGATGACGGCAGCTATGGCCTCGAGGCCAGCATCGAAGTGAGTGGCAAGCTCCGTTCCGTCGCGAGCTGCGACGATCCATTCCAGCTCGGCGTGATGCTCGAGGAAGAAGCGGCCTTCACCGAGCCCGGTCTCCATCTCATCGACGTTCATGTCCGCGTCGCCGTCCTGGATAACGAGCGCTCGCGAGACGCCTGTCTCGCCGTCCATTTCCTCGAGGATGTCGTCGAGCAATGCCGAGCGCCGAACATCCGGCAGGTCCACAGACGCATTCAGCGCCGCGATGAGCGCCTGTAGCGCCTCTTCCGTCTTCGTCACGCGCCGACCTCAGAGGCAACGGTGTTGCGATAGGAACCGCCGGCGCGGCGTGCGAGACCTGCGGCATCGAGGCGCTTCTTCAACGTCGTCTGGCGAAGCAGCACGAACATCACCTGCGGCTTCTGGCGTCTGACGACGAAGGTGTCGGGCCGTCCCTTGCGCTTCCTGCCGCGCTTGAAGCGCTGTAGATCGGCGATGAGGACGCCGCCGTAAGGCATAGGGACGAAGCGCAGCGCGACGCGGTTTTCCTTGACCCAAAGCTCCGGGGTCAGCCGCCGCGCATAAGCGCGACGGACATTCCTGCCGGTCTCGATTGTCGGGATCGCGAGGAATCGTCCATGCTTCGGGACGATCGTGGCGCCGGTCTCGAACGCCGCGATGATCTTCGGCGCCTTGGTGTAGACGAGATAGGCGGGATCGAACGTCTCGCTCTGAGAATCTTCTGGGTACAGCTTGCCGCGCCAAGCGTTGGCGAGGCGCGCCGACCCGGATTTCTGATAGCCGGCGACGCGCGAAAACGCCGCGTTGACCTGCGCTCTCGCCGCAAGCTGGGTCTCACGTCCCGCCGCCTGTGTCGCCTTGCGCAGCTTCCGCGCCAACTCGCGACGGACGGATCGCACCGCGCCGTCGATCGAGCCGTCGTCGACCTCGACGCCGATCTGCAGGCCAGACATCGTGCTATTCGGGATCGCAGAGGCAAGTCCAGACGAGCCCGTCCGGGTCTTCTATTTTCGGCTTCGCCGTGATGACGTAGCGGGCGGAGCCGACGACGAACACGCCGTTCTTCGTCGGCTCGGCGACGTCGGAGACGCGTACCTCAACCAGGCGTTTCGCGGCGACAAATGACGCCACGCCGATTTCGGCGAGGTCATCTGCCTTATTGACGACGACCCGAATTCCCGCGACGGGCGCGCCTGCCTCCGGCTCATAGGTCGCATCCGCGCCATGCAGCCGGAACACGACGCCGAGCGCGCGCTCGGCGTGCTGTTCGAAAGCGCCCACTCGAGTCGCGCCTCAGCCAGATCAGCCGTAGCTCGCCGTCGCCAGCGTCACGCCGACAACCGTCTTGCCGTTGATGGCGCCGCAAACCTTGAAGGCCGTCTTCGCGGTGTCCGTGATCGACAGCACGTAGACGCCGGTCTTCTTCGTCTGCACGCGCAGCGCTTTCTTCGCGACATAGGCGACGAGATCGGTTCCGCTCGCCGCTTTTGCAGCGACCGCCCCCGAGGCCGTCGTGCCCGTGAGCCCCTCACCGTCCGCGTCGTCGGACAGCCACAAGTCGAGATTGTGGACCGCGGCCACGGTGTTGCCGGCCGCGTCCTTCACGGTCACCGTCACCTCGGACACGTTCGCCGCGCCGGCCGCCGCCGCCATCGCGACCGTCAGCGGCGTTCCGACGTCGTTGACCATCGATCCATAGAGGCGCACGCGCCCGGTCGATGTCGGATTCGCGGCGACGGCCGTCGCGACGCCGACGAGCATGTTGCCCGCGGAGACGGTCGTGCAGAGCTTGGCCGAATTGTCCCAATAGATCTTGTCGCCGATGGCCCATGCCTGCGCCGAGACCTTGGCGAGGTCGAAAATGCCGCATGTCTGGCCCTCGACCATCGCGCCGGACAGCGCGTCGTAGGCGGCGACGGCGAACAGCGCCCCGACCTGAAAGCCCTGGCCTGACGTTCGGTCGTAGGGCGCCGTCAGGGTGAGGATTTCGCCCTTTTGGACATAGTTCTTCATGATGGAATCTCCGGATGTTGGATGGCGCGCGACGGGATCGGTCGCGCGCTATGTCACGCGCTCTGTCAGGCGCCGGCGTCTTTCTGGAGACCGCGGAAGTCGGCGGGGGCAGCAGCGAAATCGTGTCGGCACTTGATCTTCACGCCATCGACCTCGAAGCCGATCTTGCTTTCGGTGTAGGGGCCAGCCTGCCCGACAAGAGTCGCCGTCACAATCGTGTCGACGCCGCTCGACGCGAGATAGTAGGCTGTCCCCGACCCGTTCGCGCGAGTATTCGCCTTGTCGTGCTTCGACGCGCCGAGCGATAAACGGGCCTCAGAGATCGGAGTGAGAGACCTGATCCACTCCGGATTGACCTTGGCGTTCTCGTTCGGGATGAAGCTGGCGAGCAGCTGCTCGGCGCGCGTCTCCAGCTCCGGCGGAACGAGCAAATAGTTCGCCATGATCTGGAGAACCGTCTCTTTGTCCGTTCCGAGCTGCTTCGCCATGCGCGCTCTCATGGCCGAGAGCGGCGTGATGTCGATCGCCGTTCCGGAACCCGAGACGTTGTTGTGATCCGCGTGGAACAGCGCCGTCGAATCCTCGTTCATCGTCGGATTGGAGAGGAGCTGGTAGTAGACGAGATCGCTCTCCAGCGTCGCCGCAGATTGCGCGAAATCGGCCGGGATGCCGACGAAGGCGCCGAGATCGTCGTTGATGAGCATGCGCCGCGTCATGCCGACGACGCGTCCATACTCCTTCAGCGTGATGGTTTCCTTCGATTCCTTGATCGTCCCTGTCGTGAACTCGCCGTGCTCATTGATTTCCTCGAGCTGCGGCGTCTCGCCACGGCGGACGATGTGATAGGTGTTGAAGTTCGGCAGCGTGAGCGCGCGCGTCCACGGTCGGAAGGTGCGAGGCGCGGCCTCGTAAGTCTGGCGCAGCACCTTATTCGCCACGGCTGCGAGGATGAGCGGGAAGTCGCTCGTCGACATCAGGCCTCGCTCGGCGATTTCCGGGTCGGTCAGCCCGCGCGAGGATTCGCCGCGCCAGCGAATCGTCTCCCGGATCAGATCGGTCGCGCGCATTCCGCGATACTCGGCGGCGCGCTCGGTCATCTTGGTGCCGGGAAGATTCGACCGCGCGATGATGTATTCGGCCATGCCGTCGCGCTTCGTGTCGCCTTCGTCGCGCGTGATCTCGGCGCGGGGCCCGCCGATCTGGACCTTGTTCTGGCTCTTCACGCGATGCGCCTCCATGACGGCGGCCATGATCGCGTCCTCCGTCTCGCTGCGTTCGATCATCTGCTCGGCGAGCGCGCGCTCGGAGAAGAACTCGGCGCGCCGCAGCAAGGCCATCGCGGCGGCGGCGGACATCGGTGTGGCCGCCCGCTCGGTCTCCGCCGGGGTCGGCGCCGCAGCACGCGCCGCCTCTTCGGCCTCCGCTGCCGTCAGAGCGCGCTGCCCTTCCTCGACCTGCGCCACGATAGCGTCATGCTCTGCCTCGATTCGGCGCGCGGCATCGGCCGGCGTGTCGTCCTTCAGCTCGGCGAGCTTTTCGGCCTGTCGCTTCTTGAGATCGGAGATGATCTGACGAATCTCCGCCGCTGTCTTTCCCTTGAACATTTCAAGGCTCCTTTCGGGGCATGATTCTGCGTCCCCCTGCGGCCCCGTGGCGCGGCGGCGAGACGAAACTATCGAGCGATTGAGGATCAGCCGGCGCGCTTCACGCCGGAATGAGAGCGCGGTGGTTTGGGCCGCTCATATGACCATCGTTCCGCGGCGGGGAGCATCGGGCCGTGGCAACGCGACACTTTCTCAGCGCATCTCGCGCCGGTGATATCGTTCTCGTGATAGGCCCATACGCCGCAGCGCATGACCTCGCGCCATGCGAAGAGAGAGCGAAGCCAACGGAACATGTCAGTAGAGCGCGAAAATATCGTCGGCTGTGCCGCCGGTCTTCACGCGCCGCACAATGAGCGGATTGTATCCCTGCTGAAGCGGCACACTCGCTATCTCTGTTCCGTCCATCCTCACCAGATTCGCCGTCCCCGCCGTTCCGACAAGTAGACCTCGACATATTCCAGCAGGGAGGTCGCTATTGTCACTCTTCGTCACCGGCTCGAACGAGAATGCTTGGCTCTCGAATGTCTTCTGAAGGTTGCCGAAGTCGCTCATTGGATCGCTTCCAGACGCTTGATTCCAACCGCGCGGGCGCGCATCGACATGCGCGTGCGCAACACGTGCGACTCCGGAGAGCCGTCGCGAATAATGCAGCGGAACATGGCGTCGGCGCTCTGCTCGGACGAGCGAATCTGCGCGCCACTGTCGGCAGGCACCGGAACCGCCGATATTTCATACGGCTCCCAATCGACGACGCGCCAGATCGGAACCTTTCCGTCATCTGACTCGATCTTCTCGACCTTGTGCCGCATATAACCGACGCTGACGCTGCGGATCACGCCTTCCTTGATTTTCTGCACGGTGTCGGCTGCGCTCTCCGCCTTGGTGAGTTGCACGCGCGCGACCCCCTCGCCGCCCTGCAGCCGGGCCGATCCAGGGACGACCGAGCCGAGGACGTCGTTGCAGCTCCAACTCGAGTGCGTGTCGAGAAACGCGGCGCCCGCATTGAGCCTTTCGAGCCGAACAGCTCCGGGCTCGACGAGCAACTCTTCGTCGTATGGGCCATCGAGCCATGACTGCCGCCGGACAGTAGCACCCGTCGTCCAGCATACTTCGATCGTGTTGCTCGCTTCGTCGAAGCTCTGCGCGCGGAATTCGCCGCCGCGCAGTCCGCGCGGCAACTCGATGAATCGTTCCATCACGAAGTCCCTCTTAATTTGGGCTTTGCGGAGCGGCGTCCGCGATGTCGGTGGCGTCGCCGGTCAACATCTTCTGCGTCGCGCCGGAGTGGTTGATCTTGCGCGGGTCGGTGTCGAGAACGATTCCGGCTGCATCGATCGCCTTCAAGAACGTCTCGATCTCGCCAAGTTGCTGCTCCCAATTGACGCCACGTTCGGCCAGAGCGTCCGGCATGGATTGCAATCCAGCGCGTATTTCCGCGATCTTTCCGGTGATGTCCTTGAGCGGGTCGACCCATGCACGAACCGGCATGGCGAGCTCGCAACGAATGCTGATGAACCTATCGTCTCCAGTCAGTATCGCTTCCCGCTTCATAACACGCCGCCAAGCGGCGCGAATTCGTGGCGCAAGCACCAGCCACTGAACCATATCGATCAGGACATTGCCGGCTAGTTGCGCGGCGCGCATGCTCGAATAGTTGGCTTGGCTCGCATCCCCTGTGATCGCGTGATAGGGGATTCCGGTCGTCGCGACGAAGGCGTATAGCTGCGACCGCACGAATTCGATCGCATCGCCGCTCGAAGAAGGCTGGAACGCGGTTACATCCTCTCCCGGACCTGTTCGCAGAATTTTGCCGGGAGCCAGGGTTTCCTCGACTCGACCGCGTGCGTCGGTCTTCTGCGTCCCTACCACGGGCACGGAGCCCTGCGTTTCCGGTGTTCGCAGCACAAGACCGATGCACGCCTCGACGCGCTTTCTCCAGATGACAGCTTCGGTGACGTCATCGAGACCGCGCAGCGCGACTATGGATGGCGCGAGCCAGGATATGCCGCGAACCTGCCCAGGCCTAGCGACGTGGTAAAAATGGTCGATATTTGCGGCGTCCACCGGCTCCGATTGCCAGGACCCACGCAGATCATATTCACCAGGGTGGTTTGGGTGAAGCCAATAGCGCCGTCGCCTGCTCCATTTGTCGAATTCGATCCCAGAGACGATGCGGTCAATCTGAGTCGACGCCGGCAGCATCCTCGATTCGTCGAGATGATCGCCTTCGAGAATACGGATCTGCGAATAGGGCACGCCGGTCTCTGGGTCGTCGAGCCACAGATGCAGCGCCTCGCCGTCGACGAACAGCGCTCCGGCCGTTGTCGACATGATCCCGTGATAGTCCTGCTGGCCCTCCGGATCGCAGGTGTCGACGAAGCGCGCCCAGGCGTCGTTGGCCTTCTGGCGCAACGTCTTCCGCCCGTCGATCGCCCGTGGGCTGATACCTGTCCCGACTGTCTGTCCCTGGAACTGCAGTTTTGCGGCGGCGGCCGGCTTGTTGTTGCGCGCGAGATCGCGAGCCCTGGAACGAAGCGTGGTGAGCGCCGCCTCGTTTTCTGTGTTCGGACCAGCCCCGGTCGTCAGCCAATTGCCGAGACGCCGATCGCGCCCGGCTCCCTCATAAGCGCGCGTGATTTCCGCCGCGGCGATCCGGGCATGGAGACGACGCAAGCCGTAGGCTGGAGCCACGGCGAGCCATGCGCGATCGAGGAAGTTCGGCGCGATCGTCATGACGTTGCGCGCCTCAATCCCGCTCGAACGCTGCATATGACCCGCGATCCATGGCGCTCGGAGCCGGCCCACTCGCCGGAGTTCCCTGCGCGACACGCTTGAAATACTCGAGCGCTCGCAGCATGTCCGAGACGCTCTGATAAGTCGTGTGACGGCCGGCGTAGTCGACCTCTTTCAAACCGAGGGCGAGCGCTTCCTCGATCGCCGCTACAGCCTCCAGCGCTTCCGATGGACTCAAAGCCACGATCCTCCAGAATAGCTCCAGGATTCGACAGAATGCGGAGGCTCTATCTCTTCTCGCCGCGGCTCCGGGTCGGCAGGCGCCGGGGCTCCATCGAGTTTCTGATCTTCGCGCGCCGCAGCTTCTGCGGATGAAGCGACATCTGTCGTTGGCAGCAAGGGCAGGATGATGCTCTCGGACACGCCGCGCTGATAGGCGAGGTCGGTCCAGAAGCTCTCTGGACGGTTGCCGATATCGAAGGCCGGAGCGCCGAAAGCGAGCGCCATCGCCAAGACGCGGCAATCGAGCCAATGGTTGTCCGCGTCACTCTGTTTCCAGATGCGATTCCCCGCCTTATCGGGGCCGACGTACTCGGACGTGATCTGGCGGAAGTAGTTCTCATCGAGGAAGATGCCGAAGTGGCAATAGCCCGGCGGAGAGATGATTCTGCCGGTCTCGTCCACACTCTGTTCGCGGTTCAGATAGGCATAGAAGCGCGCCTTCAGGTTGTACGACCCGGATATCCATTGGTGAACGCCTCGGCGGATGCGCTTTCCGCGCCAGTCGTAATCGACAAGCTTCGGGGCTGTGAGCGCCGGCCGCGTCCATCCTTCCTCTGTGCGGATCGCATAGGCGTTGTCGTGGCGACGCACCCAATCATAGACGACTGGAGCGTTGAATCGGCAGTCGACGCCTGTCGCATCGAGACGGCGCGTGTTGCCGAGCGCATCTGGTAGCGGCGTCTCATGCAGCTCAGAGAGACGCACCCAACATTCGTCGTCGGGGTCGGATGTGTCGCCCGGCTTGCTGCCTGAACCCGCTGGAATGAATGTCGCAAGCAACGTGTAGGAACGACGGTCTGGCGTCCATGCGCTGATCTCGACATAAAGCCCGCGCTTCTGGACGTCGACGCCCATCAGCACGATCAGTCCGTCAGCCGGTATGAGGCGCGCGGCATAGCTTTCTCGGCGCTTGTAGATAATCTGCCAGTCCGGTCGATCTGCCTTGTCCTCGAAGGCGAGACCGAGCCATGTGTTGTAGAAGACTTTCAGCTCCTTCGGATCGTCGCCAGCGGCGATGAAAGCCTCGGCGATCTTGTCCCAGGTGGTAAAGTTCGATCCTATGGCGTCAATGTGCCACGACGGATGGCGACCCGGCTCCGGAACCTCGGGAACGAAGCCGTAGTCAGGAAGGTCCATCGCCGATGCGATCATACCGGCCTTCTGCCAATGCTCGATTCGAGCGCCACAGCATGGCGGTATATAGTGCGCATCGACAGGATGCTTGCGGTTGAAGCGCAGACCCGTCCCGCCAGGCTCATCTACATAGCCACCGAAGACAAGGCGTATGCGGGTCCCACAATGAGGACATGGCAAGCGCTGATATCGTTGGTCGCCTGCCTCGAATTCCCTGTCGACGAGACTCGCACCTTTCAGCGTCGGTGTCCCGCCCTGTAATTTGCGATAATCATGCGTCGCGTGGAAGGCGATCTGGCGGCCATCGACCATCGCCATCGGCGAGCCCTGCTCGTCGAGGTCTTTCGGCCATTGATCGATCTCGTCGCAGAACGCATATTTGATCGTGTGCATCTGCAGATCGGCTGCCGAGTTGGCGCCGACGATCTCAATCGATCCGCCTGGAAACGCTTTGTAGAATGCGGATGAGTTGACGCCGCGCTTCTTCGTTGTGTCGGCAATCCTCGACCTCATGTCTGGCGAGGCGTCGATCGTCGGTTGCAGCTTGCTCCGATTGTAGGATGTTGCTAGGCTGATCGTCGGCAGGACATGGAGGCAGCGCGCCGGGCTTTGCGCGGCGATCCATCCTTCACAGACGATGATTCCTTGCGTGAACCCGGTTTGAGCCGACTTCTTTACCGTTCCCTTTACATGAGGGCCACAGAAGACTGTGTCGATGATCGCGTTGACGTATGGGGCTTGCGCCGGGTCCCAGAGTTGGCCGGACCTAGGACCTTCCACAAGCACGATGTTTTGCGCGCCATACTGCGACGGTGATGTCGTCTCACGTGGGGCTAGCGCAGCGGCCAGCGATTCGGCGACAACTGAAATAGCGGATGCGAACGCCGTGGTCATCGGCAGATGTCGTTCTCTTCACGGGCGCACGTGGCTAGCTTGGTCATCTCCGCAGCCGTCTGCCGAAGTACATCATCTACCGCCTGGACGATCAGCACATGCACAGCGTCTTCGCCGCCGGTCTTGGCGGCTGCATAGATTTTCCCGCTCATCATTTTCAGCGCCGCCATCGACTGACTCAGCTTCGTGCCGATCTCGACCGCCGCCGTCTCCAGTTCGGCGACCTCGACGAGTTCCTTGCGTCGCTCCGCGAGCTGCAGTTCCCGAAGTGCTGCCATCGCGCGCTTGTCTCTGGCGGCCGCGCATTCGTAGGTCTCTTGCGGCTCATCCGATGGGTCAGTCTTTCCGACGATGACTGGCGACGGCGAGACAGTGGCGCTCCGATTATGCCGGTTGCGCAGGTCCTGGGCTGGGTCTCTCGTGGCCTCGACGATCCGGTCGAACGTCGGGAGGTGTATCCTGAGCGCCCGACCAGCGCCGCGGGCCGGCAATCTCCCGGTTGTCGTAAGAGCCTTCACGCGCTTGGAAATCGCCTGCTTCGAAACCCCGCGGGCGCGGGCCAATTCCGAGATCGCTATCCAATCCGCATCGTCAACCGGGGGGCGCCGCTCAGATGATCCGCAGTTAACCATCGTCAACCCTGTCATAAATTCCCATTACGACCGGACCCCCGCGCTCGGCGCTTCCCTATTATCAATGACTTACGGAAGGACCCGTAGTATTATCAATGACTTACGGAAGGAGACCATGTGGTATATAT